TCCATACGCTGAACTTAAAGAGTCAAGAATGAAAACAATAGAGTGGAAATCTTATTTAGAAAATAGTTACTATAGAGAGCAATTCAAAGCATATATGAAAGAAGTAAAAAGAAATACTAACTATGCTGTAAAAGAATTTGAAATGAAAAAAGCTGCTTATAGATATACAAGAGCTCAAACTGCAAGAACAGGTTCAGTTGATGTTAACAGACTTTGGTCATACAAAACAAACGATGACATCTTCTCAAGAGTCACTAAACTTGCTGATGCTAAAAATCATGGAATGATGATGCTTATAGATTACTCAGGTTCTATGAACAATACAATGTCAAGTGTAATGGATCAGCTTCTTCACTTAGTTGTATTTTGTAAGACTGTAAATATACCATTCGATGTATATGGTTTTACTACAACTAATTCAAAGCTTGGTTCTGATGGCTGGTATACATCTAATGAAAGAGCTTTAGCTCAATCAAGAGAAAGCGAAATCGATCATCAAGGTCTTTCATTACCACAAATCATATCATCATCTCTTAAGAAAAATGATTATGAAGATGCGTTATATCATATCTACATGAGAAAAGTTCTTGCTCTAGATGAGTACAGCTGGAGTGAAAGAGAAATCTTAAGTAAATTCGAAGAATATGGTTCAACACCACTTAACGAAGCTCTTATAAAATCTCATGAGCTTATTAATAACTTCAAAAGAGCAAATGGAATTGATAAAATGAACTTAGTTGTTCTTTCTGATGGAGAAGCAAATAATTCAAATGTTACAAGATCGCATAAAGTTAAATATCTTCCAAATGAAAGATATGGAGAAATCCTTGTACATATCGATGGAAGAACTGTAAGAATGCCAAATAGAAGCTCAAAAGGTACAAAGGCGTTACTTGATAACTTAAGAAAAAACTATGGTGTTTGTACTCTTGGATTCTTTATTGCTGATGGCTCCCATAACTTCTGGAGAAAAATTGAAGATGCAAGAGGTGATTGGGTATATGGAAGCGAAGATAGAAAGCCATACAATCGTGAGTTTGGTAAAAACAAATGTGTTACTTTTAATAACGCACTTGGCTATAATCAGTTCTATATTGTAAAGAATGGTAAGAACTTTTCTACTGAAGACGATGGATTTGACGTCGCTGATGATGCTTCAACAGGTACAATTAGATCTCAGTTTAAGAGATACAGCAAATCTAAAAAGAATAATAAGTCACTTTTAACTAATTTTGGAAGGGCAGTTGCAGAGTAAGGTGATAACGGTGCTAACTTTTTTCACTTTTTTTCACAAAAACCGTTTACAACTGCTCGAAACTGTGGTATAATATAACTATAAATTGATAAGGAGAAAATATATATTATGAATAACTTGAAAGCCTCAACCCAAATAATCCTGAAAGATCTTGCGAGTCAGTATCCTGACCAAGTTCATTTCAGAAAGTCTACAATCGTAGACGTCGGTAAAAGATACGGATATTCCGGTAAAGACTGGGATCCTATCATGACTAAAGACAATAGAGTCAAGATTGGTACATACGATCTTGCTGGTCTTATTGAACCACTTAGAGCAGAAATTGCTGCTACTAACGTCGTTCAAATGCCAAAAGCTGCGGCACAAATGCAGTCAATCGTAAATGATGAAAAGAACTTTGCTTCTAAAGACGATACATTCGTACCTTGGGGAGCATTTCATGACATCGTAAAGATCGTAAAGTCTGGTATGTTCTATCCAACTTACATCTCAGGTCTTTCTGGTAACGGTAAGACTTTCATGGTTGAACAAGCATGTGCTAAAGTCAATAAAGAATTCATTAGAGTTCAAATCAATCCTGAAACAGATGAAGATGATTTGCTTGGTGGTTTCAGACTGATCGATGGCGAAACAGTTTTCGCAAAAGGTCCTGTACTTAAAGCAATGGAGAACGGTGCTATACTTCTCCTTGATGAGATTGATAGAGCTACAAATAAAATTATGTGTCTTCAAGGTATCCTCGAAGGCAAACCAGTTTTGGTCAAAAAGACCGGAGAAATTGTAAAACCTGCTGATGGTTTCAATGTGATTGCTACTGCAAACACTAAAGGTAAAGGTTCAGAAGATGGCAGATTTACTGCAGCTTCTATAATCGATGAAGCTTTCTTAGAAAGATTTACAATCTCTGTCGATCAAAAGTTTCCAGGCTTAAATATTGAAAAGAAAATCATAATTAAGCACATGGAAAAATTCAATGCAGTCGATGAAGACTTTGCTGATAAGCTAGTCACATGGGCTGATATCATCAGAAAAACTTTCTTTGATGATGGTGTTGATGAAGTTATTTCAACTCGAAGACTTTGTCATATTGTACAAACATTCTCTATTTTTAGTAAGAGAGATAAAGCAATTGATCTTTGTATCTCAAGATTTGATGATGATACAAAATCTGCGTTCTTAGATCTTTACTCAAAAGTAGATGATGGTGTTCTAACAGCAGATACTCCTGATGTATCTGACGAAACTCCGGAGTATGATGTTTAAGAAAAAAATAAACTATAAGTTTAATGAAGGAGCTCTTGTAAAGGAGCTTCTTAATTATATAAATAATACATATAGCGGTCATTATTCGAAAAATAATTTTCAATCTACTGAATTTATTATCGATTGTGGCCACGGTATGGGATTTGCAATTGGAAATGTACTTAAGTATGCGCAAAGGTATGGAAAGAAAGAAGGTCTTAATCGAAAAGATCTTTTAAAAATTCTTCACTATGCTGTAATTGCATTACATGTACATGATTTGAATGAGGAAAATAAAAATGATAATTAGTGATGAAACACTTAACGTTCTTAAGAACTTTGCTTCTATTAATCCAAATCTAGTATTCAGTCCTGGTCAAAAGCTTAAGACAATATCTGAAGCGAAGACCATACTGGCACAGGCTACGATTGTAGAAGATTTCCCTAAAGAATTCGGAGTCTACGACTTAAACGAATTCTTGTCAGTATATAGTCTTATCGACAATCCAACATTGGAATTTGAAGATAAAGCTGTATTAATTAAAAACAATGTGGGTGGTTGTAAGTTACCTAATTCTCAGAAGATAAGATACTTCTTTTCTGAGCCTGATATACTTACTACACCTCAAAAAGATATTCAGATGCCTGATCCAGAAGTCGGCGTTAACTTCGAAGAAGATGTACTTAATCAGATTCGAAAAGCGGCTGCTGTACTTGGTCATTCTGAATTATCCATACAAGGCCAAAATGGCGTAATTACTGCTTCAGTTGTCGATACGAGAGACAGTACATCAAACCTTTTTGAAATTGAATTGGATAAAGAGAACTCATGTCAAAATGAGTTCAACTTCGTGGTAAGTATTCCAAACTTGAAATTACTACCTGGTGACTACTTTGTAAGTATCTCATCTAAGCTTATTTCAAACTGGACTAATAGTAATTATCCAGTGGAATATTTTATCGCTCTTGAAAAAAACTCAACCTATGTTGTATAAATACATAGTAAGAGAGGAAAGATGCCAGGTGGGTCTTTCCATTTTGTTAAACACTTTGCAAAGGAGAAAATTATGGCAGAAGAAGTGAAAACTGAAGTTGCTGAAGAAGGTGTTCAACTGTCTTTACAGGATATCGCCACAATGGTTCAGATCATCGACATCTGTTCAAAAAGAGGTGGATTCGAAGGTCCTGAACTTGAGGCTGTAGGCGGTCTTAGAAATAGAGTTGTAAAATTCTTAAACGCCGCTGCACCTAAGGATGGAGACGTACCAGAGGGAGAAGTTCCTGTGGATGAACCAGTTGAAGCTGACTCAGCAGAATAATGATAGAGGGGAGCAATCCCCTCTTAATTTAAAGGATATATTATGCAAACAAATGAAAGAGCCGAATTGCTTAAGGCTTTACAAAAAGGGCAAGTCACAGTAACATTTAAAAAAGTAGATACAGGCGAAATTAGAGTTATGCCTTGTACGCTCAACCCTGCTATCTTAGAAGCAAATGGTGTTACAATCAAAATCAATTATAGCGCAAATAACATGGACGTCTTTCCAGTATGGTCATTAGACAAGAATGCTTGGAGATCATTTATTCTAGATACTGTTGAAGCATGGGAGGTTCTATAATGCAAGAATTTTTATGGGTTGAGAAATATCGTCCAAAAACAATCGACGAGTGTATACTGCCTTTTCAGTTACAAAAAGAATTTTCTGAAATATTAAAACAAGGCGAACTACAGAACATGATGTTCACAGGCACAGCTGGTGTTGGTAAAACCACAGTTGCAAAAGCTCTGTGTAATCAACTAGATTTAGACTATATCGTAATCAATGGATCTGAAGAATCAGGCATTGATACACTAAGAAACAAAATAAAACAATTTGCAAGCTCGGTTTCCTTATCGGGTGGATACAAGGTGGTAATTCTTGATGAGGCTGATTACTTGAATCCCCAGTCCACCCAACCTGCTCTTCGTGGATTTATCGAAGAGTTTTCAGCAAACTGTAGATTTATTCTTACATGTAACTTTAAGAATAGATTGATAGAACCTTTACACTCAAGATGTAGTGTGATTGAGTTTGCTATGCCTAAAGGAGAGAAAGATAAGCTTGCTTCAGCATTTATGAATCGTGTAATGTTTATTCTTCAACAAGAGCATATCAATTCAGAGCCAGCAGTTCTTGCTGAACTAATAATGAAACACTTTCCAGATTTCAGAAGAACAATAAACGAGTTACAAAGATATTCAAATCATGGAGTCATTGATAGTGGAATATTGATTAACGTATCTGATATTGCAGTTGATACTCTTATGAATGCTTTAAGACTAAAAGACTTTAAAAAGATGAGACAATGGGTTGCTGATAATATCGATATCGAACCAGCATCTATGTTTCGTAAGTTATATGATAATATGAATGAGCATGTAGAACCAACCAGTATTCCACAAATGGTCTTGATTCTAGCTGACTATCAATATAAGAATAGCTTTGTAGCAGATCATGAACTGAATATGGTTGCATGTTGTACTGAAATTATGGCAGGAGTAAAGTTTAAATGAAATGGTCAATAGTTGAAGTTCATTATGAAGGTGAAACAAGAAAGTGGCGAGCAGTTCTTATGAACGAACTAAGTGTAATTATAAAAGAAAGAACATTTTCAACATTAGTTGATGCAGAGATATACGTAAGAAATGAATCCGTTTGATTATTTAAAAGCAATTAACGAGACCAAGAAAGATATCATGGTGGATGATATTGCAGAGAAAGAATACAATCCGTTTATCATTAATCGTGGTCTTTCTTTCTTTCGAGATACTATACTTTATGCAAACGAGATGAATAGATATCATCATCTAGATCATCGTCTTCAGTTTGATTTTTTTATAAATATAATTAAGAGAAAAAAGAGATGGTCCAAATGGGTCAAACCACAAGAGGTGGCTAATCTCGAACTCATCAAAGAATATTATGGGTATAGCAATGAAAAGGCTAAATCCGCATTATCATTAATGAGCAATGAACAAATTGAAGAATTGAAACAAAGGATTTATAAAGGTGGAAAACGAAAATAAACAAATCACAAACTGGCAACCAACAGAAATGTTGGAGGTCACGCTTAACGAACCAGATGACTTCTTGAAAATACGAGAAACTTTAACTCGTATTGGAGTAGCATCTCGCAAAGATCAAAAGCTGTATCAGTCATGTCATATATTACATAAACAAGGCAGATACTTTATCGTACATTTTAAAGAACTTTTTTTATTAGATGGAAAGCCATCTAATTTATTAGAAAACGATATACAAAGAAGAAATACAATAACAACATTACTTGCTGATTGGGGACTTATAAGTATTGTCGATCCAAGTAAAGCAAAAGACATAGCACCATTAAGACAGATTAAGGTGATTCCATTCAAAGAAAAGTCTCAATGGGAACTATGTCCAAAATATAATATTGGAAATACTCAGTCTAAGGACTAAGCTAATTTCTTAATATTACAAGTAACTCCTCTAGATTTTTCAGAGAATATTGTTACTTTAGTATTGTCATGAACAAAACGTCCATGAACAAACATATTAGAATCAGGTTGTTTGATTATTTCAGTAACTTGCTCTATAGGACAATTTGGTAAATCATAATATAGAACATCTTCGTTCTTTAAGATTAAAGCAAATTTGTCTGATTTGGTAATAGCAAATTGATGAATTTCAGATTGCTTTACGGTCTCAGCATTTATGGTTGAGATAAATAGGAGAGACCCTAGTATGAATAATTTCATAGTTTTCTCCTTTTAATTTGTATATATATTTTATTATATATAGTATATATATAAGATATATAACTTCAACATGGGAAAATTATGAAAAAAGATAGTGAAATTTTGATAAAATGCAATAAGGAAGTTAAAAAAACTTTTATTAATCTTTGTAAGGAGAATGATACTTCTGCAAGCAGAGAAATAAGACATTTTATGCAAAAATATATTAAAA